TGATCGTACCCATATTCTTGAAGAATCAAACAGGTCGCTTTGCTTCACAGCATTCGGTACACACACAATCTCAATATCATTCACCAACGCACATTCACGCCGTATGCTACCTGCAATTTCAATCAGCTGGCAGTGCGGCTCTAAGAGCGATTTTATGCCTGCTGCAATTTGTTTGGCTTGGTTAAGTTTCATGAGTTGGAAGATTTGCAATCAGGATTAATGCATTGATGTTTACCGGGTCGAACTTCTGTAGTTGGTAGCCCGCAATCTTGGCACGTGATCGAATTATTGAATTGTTTTCGATTTTCCTCAGACTGCACATTGATTAAGTTGAGCTTGACAATTTCAATTGCTCCAACCAGTTCTTGATAGGTAATTTTTTCATCTGGTTTGTACCCTTCAACATTCAACAAATTGCAGTTTTCGCAAACTGTAATAGTTATCGTAAATCGTTTCTTGTTATAGTCAGGGGTGAACAGTTTATCTTTCATAAGGGTTTAGGTATAAAGCCGGTCTTTCCCGGCTGTCATCCCGTCACACACAGGAATTCTGATAAGGGTCTTTCATAAAGCCCCCTGATTCGGCGGGGGCACCCTATCCTCATCTATCGAGGCTGCGTCGGTGGGCGATCATCCGTAGAGTCGTTCCTTGCAATCACCTGTTCCACTACTCTCAGGACAAACAGGTAGGCATACCATCGGTACTCGATCATTGCCCTTCTTTGGGTTTGCGGAGGGAGAGAGAATCGAACTCTCACTGGTTGTTATAGTCATCGGTCTTTGCCTCGTACCAACCTGTACTTTGGATTTAAGCGCTCTTACCATTGCACTTAGCGTCTACCATTTCGCCACCCCTCCGGAAATCCCGGCTCATCGTCAGGCCGGGAATAAAGAACGACACTATAAATTCTCTTGTTTATGGGTTGATTCCCTTTGCAAAAACCGTGTGAAATGGGTTACAGGAATCGCTGCCATATTCGCCATTTGAATCAGCTTAGTATTTACAGGTGCTTGTTCCCAATCATGCAGGGTAACAATCTCATCACACTTCAAAAGTTCAGAACCAACAATACGCACCCAGTTATATTCCTGTACAGTTGTTTTAACTGGAAACAGTTTTGTTGGAATGACAGGGGAATACCCGTGCTCCAAGGCAAACTGAGCCATATCCTCATATTCCTGTATATTGAAATCGATGCCGTCAATGCATCCTATCAACATGATTTTAGTTCTGTTGGCCATTGTCTTTCTTAACTTGAGGTTCTAAAATGTCTGATGAAGCATTAAGTGCACATGCAGAAATAGCGTAAAACTGAGACATGGTAATTTCAAGCATACTCACCTTGCAGGAAACGAAAAAAGTTGACAGCACAAACCTGCGCTGCAACGAAGTGAATATGCCATCAGAGTTCCGGTCGATACGAATGATCGTAGCCGTATACTCATTTTCAAACTTGATAGCGCGCGATTCGTCCTGATTCGCGAAGAATACCGGGAATACCGGAGCTGTTTGTGCAATGTTGTTGTTCATGTAAGTAGGTGTTAACGTGTTTATTTCAGGCTACAAACTGTACTTCCGCCGAGTAGCTGTAGCTTAATTCTTGTCCTGCAATCTCATTGATTACCTTTTGAGCTAGGGGAGGAATCGAAGTCCTACCTGAGCGCCATGTTTCGAAAACCGGGCACCGGCCGTCTTCCGTCCGTTTCAGCTCACATTTCTCAATGATCTGGTTACGGATCTCCCTGATTTTTGCAACTGGTTGCATGCTGTACCATTGCCAGAAGGTGTACTCCCTCATTTTTTGCTGTTTTTTAACGATTTCTTTCCGCATTTTGTCGGATGCTCCGTATATTGTCGGAACAAACGTACAATATGTTGCACACGGACTGTTCAATATGTTGTACAGTTTATTAACACGCAATTGTGAATTACGACCTGCTCCAATCCTACCTCAATCGCGATGAAATTTCATGGCGAAACCTTGCCGCGAAAACGGGCATTCCTCACTCTACACTGAAGCGAGCAATCGAGAAAAAAACGCTCACCGTAGAACAGCTGGAAACGATCTGCAAATCGTATAAATGGCCCATCTACGAATTCCTGGCATCACATAAAAACCTGATCATTTCGGAGCCCGAAACTGTATACAATGTGAAACAGATGGCCAAAATCAGGCTCAAAATCGACAAGCTGCGTAAGTCAATCGATGAGCTCGAAAACGACCTTACCGCCGCTCTCGACACATAAACTACACACAACCAACCGGCACCCATTCAAATTGCCTGAAAATCAATACATCCCCAAAAAGGTTCAGTTACCAGCGGGATCACTAAGAGGGGTTCAGAAATGAACCCCTCTGTCGTAAAGTTCTGATTTTCTAGAGTATTCTGATTAGGGTTAATCCGCGGCCGTTGTGTTGTACTTCACACATACTACACACACCGATATGTCCACTACACACACTTTTGTCGTGAACCGGTTAACCAGTAAAGTAATCCTTCGCAAGGAGGCAATGAATGCGGCAGGTAAGTGCCCGCTGTGCATGCAAATTTTCGTGAATGGTAGGAGGCTTGTGCTTCCTCTCTCTATTATGTTGAGTCCCGATAATTGGGATCAACCTCGAGAGCGCATTCAGTTTGCTCCCTCTTCTACTCTATCAAAGATTCAGGTGTCACAGCTCAACGACATTGTTGTGCGTGCTTCCGATCGCGTGAACGATATCCGGCACTTTTTCGAGATGACGGATCAGTTTATCACTGCTGAAGCATTCCGAGAAGAGTTCACCAACGAGAATCGGAAGAATGATTTCTTCGATTTTTCAGTGAAGGAACTGCGCCGATTGGAAACCGATGGTGCCCGTGAATCTTCTACCATCCGAAGCCAGATGGCAACCGTCAATACGCTCCGACGGTTTCGAGCGCAGCTGCGATTCGGTGAACTTACATTCGAGTTCGTTCAGGCGTTTGATGGATGGCTCCGCAGGCAGGTATCACTCAATACCGTTTCTAAGCATCACAAAACTTTGAAGATGCTGATCAACCTTGCCATCAAGCGCGGCATCCGCATTACCAACCCGTACAAAGGATTTCGAGTGAAGCGAATCACCGGTAACCGATTCTCGCTTTCCGACGATGAAGTGAAAGCTTTACAGAGCCTCTACAGCAGCAAAGTGCTGCAGCATGGCTACCAATCTATCCTGCGTGCTTTTCTCTTCTCCTGCTTCACGGGGTTACGCATCAGCGATATTTCTGCGCTTACATGGGATGACATTGCCGAAAAGGAACTGCGTTTCATACCTCAGAAAACCAAGAACGTGAATCCGATGCTCCTGGTAGTGCCCCTGAATGCTTCGGCGCTCACGTATCTCCCCGACCGTGGACACCGAACCCGGGTATTTGAATCGTTCACTACACAGTACATCAACCGCACGGTAAAGGAACTGATGAAGCTGATAGGCGCAGATCCGTCTGCTACCTTCCACGTTGCGCGTCATACGTTCGCATCCGGATTCCTGCGTGCCGGCGGACAGGTTGAGGTGCTGCAGAAAATTCTCGGCCACCGAAAAATTGAAACTACCATGGTGTATGTGCATGTTGATAGCTCAACGATGCACGAGCAGATGGCGCAGATGAAATGAAAAAGCCCCGTTGTGGACGGGGCTGATTACAAATCCAAAGTATGCCAGTTGAGGTCAGGCAATATTTTACGCCTTCATGGTCACTTCACTCTTGATTGTCTGCAAACGATCAAGATCGATCATGAAGTTCTGGTAGTTGAGTTGAGCCGGTACTGGTTTCGGGTTCGACAAGTGTGTATTAAGCTGACCTACAGCGGCAGCCATCCGATCAACTACCTGCACCATTTGCTCCATTTGCTGCAGCTGCTTGTTCACCAAGCTGCGGGCATCGAGTGATGTATCGAACTGAGGTGTTTCAGTTGTAACCTTCACTTCAATTTTCGATTCACGCACCGCCTGCGTCATTCCTGTAGTGCTGAACGAGCTGAGCGGAGTATTGAAGAAGGAAGGAACGCTGGCCGATACGTTGCGTCCAAATTCTACCAGTCCGCCGGCCGACATCACCGGTGCGCCGTTTCTGTTCAGCGATGAGTCCAGCAGTCGTCTGATCAGGTCGCCGTTGTTGGCCATGGTGTTTTTCGAAAGGATCATGGCTGGTTCTCCGCCCTCCGCTTCCAAAATCTTACGTCCCGATCTGTCGTACAGTCCAATTCCGCCGTCGTTGTGGCTCGGGCCTTGCAAAATCAAGGCACCTGATGCAGCCTGTGGTACGTCGCCACTTCCGCTTTCTACTTTCCCGGCTCCTGATCCACCGTAGGAAGGAACTTCTTTCCCGTTGATGATATTCAGGGCGTTTGCAATACCAGCTGTAATCTGCGCCATCCCTGCAAGGAATTGAGCAGCACCTGCAGCTCCGCTCGTTACCGAGTTTGCCGGGTTTGCTTGCGACATTTTGATGAGGCTCGAAATTGCTTCCGCTTCGTTAATGGCAATCTGCGCCAGCGCCAGTTCTTTGCTGAACGTGCCGTGAGCCGATGCGTCGGCGCCCATAATCGTAAGCAAACTACTCATGAAGGTACCGTAATCACTCAGCAGAGATCGAGCGGCAGCGAATCGCTTTTTGTCTGCAGCAATCAGTTCGGCATTGTGCTTCTTGGTAGCATCCAATTCCTTCTTCTGGTGCTTGGCGGTGAGCAGCTCGATTTCAGTCTGCTTCGCTTTGTACAATGCTGTAGCATCCAGTCCGTATTTATCGGCTTGCATGATCAGCTTGTCCCACTTATCAGCGGCGGCACTCACTTCACGGTCGTCGCTCGATTGCAGGGTTTCGAAAATTTTATCCTGCACCGCAGCACGGTCCTCGGCTTCTTTTACTGCCTGTTCCTTGCGCTTATCATTCAGCGCAGCATCGCGCATGGCTTCAATTTCTGCCTGCTTTTCAGTGAAGCCTTTGAACTTTTCAATTTCAGCGTCGTACTTCTTTGCGATCTCATCCAGTTCGCGCTGATTGCGATCCTTCCGGCTTTCCAGTAGGTTTTCGCGGATCCCATTTACAACGTCGTTCAGTTGCTCCTCTTTCTGAGCAAGCTCTGTACGTTCGAGTTCGTTGATCTTAGCAATCGATTGCTTATCTCCGGCAGCCTCTTCGCGCAGTTTTGCGTACTTATCCTTGATGGCATCTACCTCTTGCGCATACTGCCCCTTCTCGTTCTCTGCCAAATCATGGGCAAGATCGCGCAGCTTCTCGCGCAACTTGTCCAGTTTCTTGGCTGCTTCGTCAACCGCGTTGATGGTATCAATCGATTCCGATTTTACCTGCTGATTTGCCGCTGTGGCCGTGTTGAACAGCTGCTGAACATCTGCCTCTTTGAACCCTAGCTCTTTCAATTTACCCAGAATCTCAGCGCGTTTCTCTTCGGTTTCCTTGAGTGCTCCGGTGGCTTTGTTGAGCGAATTCAATCCACGTTCGTAGTTGAATACCGCATTGAGCTTTTCTTTGCCCAGATCAGCCTCAACGGCTTTCGCTTTGTTTCCTCCTTCAAGGTAGATGGAGTACATATTATCTGCTTCCTTGGCGTTCATGCCCAGGCTTTCCAGAATCTCCTTGCGCAGGCGGATTTCTTCGCGCAGCTGATCAATCGATTTCTGTTGGCCGTCGGCATCCTGCTTCAGGTTATCGGCTTTCAGCGCCAGGGTAGAAGCTTCAGAGTTTGCAAGCAGGATCTTCTGCTTGATCATATCCTTCGCCTTCTCCACGTTCAGAGTCATGGCGCCTGTTTCCTTGTCAATCTGCACAACAGAATCGCCCAGCGCATCGCGCAGCTGCAGGGTAACAATTTTCAGGCGTTCTTTCTCCTGGGCGGTAGGCTTTATGCCCTCGCGGGTCAGGAGAGAGTACTCATCCATCAGGCGCTGCGCGCTGGTAGCTTGCTGACGGTTTGATTCGATAATAGCCGCCGATTTTTCGAGGAAGTTATCTGTTGGCTCAGTCAGATCCAGCAATGATTTTACGATGCCTTTGAATGCGTCGGAAATGCCATTGGTAACAAACAACTGATTCAGGCGCTTACCTAACTTCTCGAGGTTTGCACCGAAAGTTTCATTCTTCAGGGCAAATGCCTGATTGATCTGATCGGTACTCTTGATGGCTTCGCCGGCGGCGGTGATTTTCTCGCGCAGGAAATCGCCCTTCTGCCCCATCTGGGTCAGAACGCCAATCACCGCCTTGCCATCCTCACCGGCATCCTTGAACGCAGCAGCTACCTCTTGGAAGCTCGATTTGTTCTTCGTCAATCCTTCGGCGAATTTGATCAGTGCTTCCTGCGGACGTTCTGCAAAGTCCTTCACAAACTGGTCAATCTCTTCCTTCGTTTTGGCACCTGCCAGTCGAGCAGCTGCCGGAACATCCTGACCAATGTGAACAATCAGCTTTTGCAGTGCCGTAGAACTGGATTCTGAACGCTGACCAAGTTCCTCGAACCCGGCAGCCAAACCCAGTGTGGCCGGAAGGCTCAGATTCGCGCTCGTAGCAATACCCGATACGCGCTGAGTGAAATCGCTGATGAATCCACCGGTGGCAACACCGTCGTTTGCGAGCTTCACAATGGCGTTACCCAGTGTGCTGATATTCTCAGCCGATATTTTACCATCGTACACGTTCAGGATCTTACCCAAGTTGGTAGTTACCTGGTCGGCATTTCCCAATTCATCGCCAAGGGTAACAACCAGCTTGTCTACTTCACGTGTAAACCCGGCAATGTCGCCCTTTGCAACACCCAGCTTACCGGCAATGATTGCGATTTCGCGCAGGCCGTCGGTGCTGGTACGGGTATTCATCGAACTGAGTTCCGCATTGAGTGCACGCACTTCAATCTCGGTAAGCCCGGCAACGCGGCGAATATCAGCCAGAGAATCGCTCAGCTTAGCGTTCCGATTCACAATGTTGTTGATCTGACCGGTGATCTCCTGAAATCCAAGGTAACTGATGGCCAGCACCCCGAAAGCTTTCAGCTCATCCTTGATGGTGCTGAAAAGGCTCTGAGTAGGTTTCAGCGAAGCATTCAACTCTGAAATGCGTGTATTTACATTTCTTAGCTGCTCCGATTTTACTGAGAACTCTGTACTAGATACGCTTAGGTTCTTGAGCTCCGCATCCAGCTGACGTGCAGCCATGCGCAGTTCCTTCATGGTAACATCGGCTGCCTGTCCGTTAATCACCAGGTCAATCCGGTTTTCAAACTGCTTCTTCAGCTCTTTATGCTGATCAGAAAGGGCTTTTACCTCCGCACGCTTTTCCTTGTAGCCGGCGTCGGTCTTTGCCATTAGCTTGAGTTCTTCCCTCGCTTTGGCAATCGACTTCTCCAACTCGAGCATTTCAGCCCGAGCCTGATTCGTATTTATGTTGACCGTAGTGGTCGCTGTATCGTTTTGTAAACTCATCAGATTTCGATGTTTATGCGTTCAGTCAGATTTAATGCAAGTTCACTACCCTTCAGCTGATAGAAATCCGCCAGCAGATCGCTCAGTGTGCGCGTTTCAGCCCGTAGCGTTTTGGTGTACCATTTACCGGGTCTGCGCCCTACTGCTGCCCTGGTACGGTTCAATGCAATGGCATTCTCCTTCACCATGCCCAGCGGGGTTCCCTTTCCAACACCCATATCGCGGAAACGACCGTACTGAAGGAAGGAAAAATCAACCCGATCAACTTCGCCCAGGCTGAGTTGATGAATGGCCAGCTGGAAGGAATCATACAGATCGTCAGAAACCCCAATGCGGAGCTTTCTCAGCCGCTTTCGCCACCGGTCAACCACAATGTTCGCCCACTCCCGAACAATCTCCTCCTGCATCAGCTCTGTAGCCATGTTGAACGGATTAAAGTGAATCTGCTCACATCTGTAAGCGGAATCGATGTTTCAATCGTTTCTACAATGTATACCACGTTATTCACCTGAATTTTTGGAAAATAACCGTGTTCAGATCGGTACATCATCAGCTTGTTGAATACAACAGCATCCAGCATCATGGGCGCCTTGTAGCGCTTCGCGCGCATCAAGTATTCAACCGTTGTTTTCCAGAACTTGTCGTAATGGTTGTCCGGTCCGTTCCACTTCAGCAAGTTCCAGGCATTCGGGATAATGGATCCGGTCGGATCAATATTATCGCTGCTGCCATACTCATATCGGTTTCCGGAAGCCGACGACAAGAATCCGTGATAAAACAAGAAGCGCAAACCAAGCGGAGTGGCTTTAATACTCGGATCAGACGAATTCATTTCATGGCTGGTAACGGGCATTCGCATACCTGCATCAGTAGTCATGGCAAGCGAATTAACTGCCGGACGTACTGATTTTGATCCATCGCCGGATATAGCCTCTTCAAATCGCTCAACAACAGGAATCCATACTACACCTGTACCAGTCATTTGCGACTCGTAGTACGTGTCTGTTTCAGAAACGTAAACAGTTTTTCCAAGCATCGACATGCTGATGCTCGACAAATCTGAAACAGTAGGTACAGTTGTAGTTACAAGCGACTTATCAACTACATATTTCGAGTACTTCAAATAGGGATCATCTGCCTCTTCCCAAAACATGTCGAACCCGGTAAATCCAGCATCTTCTACAGTCATTTCACCAACCAGGCACAAGGTAAGATCAAGTACAAAAGAATTGTTCTCAATAATGTCGCGTGTGTAATTGAGGAACAGCTTACCATTGGTAAGGCTTGTTTGTAAGTTAAAAGCACTTACTACATTCAGGAAGAACTCCTGAATGGTCATATCCGGAAGATTGTGCAGAAGGTTGTATACATCCTCTTGCTGACGAATCCAGTACTTTGCATCCATCGAATAGTTATTGTAGCAAACTATCTTCTTGAACATGTCATCGACAGATACATGTCCGTCAATTGATGCACCAATTGTCTTTGCAATCTGAGTAAGTACATAATACAAGAACGGAAACGCAACAATGTACGGGCACCTGTAAGTACTTAATGATCCCGTAGTCAAATCAAAGCTTTCTGTCGACAACTTGAAAGCATTTATTTGTGTTGCGGTACCAGAAGGAAGGTTTGATTTTGTTTGCGCACCAGTGTTAAGAACCGGGAAAAATACATGGTTTCTTGTTGGGTAAAATTCCCCTAAATGTGCATTGATATGCGTAACCCACTCCTCAACACTTCCTTGTGTTGGATACGTAGAGCTTAGAATGGTCCATGGTTGCGGCACTCCTCCTGAAAATGTAATAAACCTTACATCAAACGCCCAATTAAACCCATAATTGGTGACTTTAATCTCGAGATCAGGAAAAGTTACATGCGCTGTAATTACCAATACGGCAGGCCATGTATAAGCATTAATCTGAGCGGCAAGATTTACCATTGTCAGAAAATCACTGCTCGCATAGTTTTCACGAAATACAATGTTATTGATATAGACTTCCTGATATGCTCCTGCCCAATAACTTGTTTCACGTCTCAGTACAATCGATTGTTGAACCGATCTGATATCAATTACATTTTCAGTCAGAATGGTACTAATCTTCTTGTCTTTCCATGCTGATATATAACTCACCCCTGACTGAAGATCGGCTTCGAAGCCCGATTTAGAGGCTTTGCGAACAATCAGCTTTACAGTTTGAATAAATGAGGTATCGCCAACAATTTTACCCTCATACTCCTTGCGGATTGAAACAGGGCTGATTGGCAAGTCAACGAATCCGAAGAACTCAGATACCTCTTTTGTAGGGGGTAGCATTACCGGGTAAGAGAAATCGCCTACAATTTCACCAAACGAAAAAATGTTTGAGTTGAATACCAGAGGAATCTTCTGCCCATCAACAAAGGGCAGTACTTTACCGTTTGATTCAAAGCCTAGTTTCATATCAAACAGCAGGGGTATAAACTACATCGTCAAACGCATAGCGGTACTCAATAATGAGTCGGTAGAGGTCAGTGTTCCTGTTAAACTCCATCTTTTTCGATGTGATTTTTACAGGAATATACTTGCCACTTGTTACATCACCCACCAGTTCAGCATACATCAGCTCCTTCAGCCAATCATACTCCTTCTTGGTAATCCAACCGGTATTTGCCTTGAATGATTCCACTACCGGATTTACGGCGTTAACAAGGATGCCAAATGGATCCATCGGATCATTTTCCATACGGAAACCTGTATAGAACTTCTTATCTGATTCAAGAGTTTCAGAAACCTCTCCGGTAAAGCGTACAGTATCGCTACCTCCTATTGAGTTTTGGAAGTACAGATAAACAGTATCGATGTGCTGATATGGATCGAGCAGGAAAACACGCTTTTCAGAAAGCTGAGTAGTTCCGCGCATTACACATACTTCATAACGGCGAGCTGGTCGTGTAATTGATTCAGCATCCAGTTCAGCCTGCAATCCAAGTTGAGTCCAACCTACAGGATATCGAACAATAACCGGATACCCAAAGTCTGCAGCGTGCTTGGTTACTTCAAGTAAAGGCAATGAGGTAGACGGCAGTTCGTGCTCATAGATCTTTACATTCAGGTGAGCACCAGTATACAGATCTGTTAAGGTATCAATGTAAGCTGAATCATATTCTGCCAGCCAGCACAAGTACTCTGGCTGATCAGGATTCACACGCTTTACCGTTGGGTACCAGCTAAGGAACTTACGGGTTCCAATAGCCCCAATCAGCGAACTGAAAGAACTATATTTTTTTGCAACCCAATTGATACCACCATTTATTACGTATATCTGTCCTAAATAGCCAGGAATGCCAGCTGGAGCAGGTGGATCTCCATAAATTTCATACGCGAACAAAGTAAATACGGACAATGACCTGATTGGATCAGCCCCTATTACAGCTACAGAGTCGGAGAGATCAGTATCAAGGCAATTTCCTTTACTCATCAGCCTTCCAACAATATCAGTGATGTCAAAAATGACACCACCGGCATCTGAATGAGGCTGAACAAATTCATAGGCATCGGTCCATGTTTCAACTCTCAATGCCATTTGTAAGTTAGGATAACTACCTGACCCCAAATCAGAAACCACAATAACCTGAATCTGATTCTTCGAAAGAAGTATCGGATCTGTTGGTAAGTATACGTCAGTAATTGCCATTAGATTGCCTCCGTCCAGTTTTCAAGTTTGTAGCTGATATCACGCATTGATCCGGGCTGTATAGTCAAAATTGCACCGTACCAATCGGTTTTAAAAGGACCAATCAAATCGACCCTGCATTTCGAAACATCGAAGGCAAACACCTTTCGATTTTCCGGACCATCGTACGATGATGCCAGCTTCTCAAATGCAGAAATGAAGTCGATGGCAATGATTTCAGCCCGTGTATGGGCTTCACGGATGGCAGCATCCGACTTTTCACGCGGGCTCAGTACAATCATCACGTCAAATTCGTACCGCTGCACCGCCGTATCGGCGTTCTTGCCCTCAAAATTTGAAATGGCCGGCACGCAAATGACCGATGGCGACTGCAGCGAGTTTCCCTTGAACTCTTCCACGCTGTTGTAAAATCGACGGTGATTTGCTGAGTGCTTGAGCGCCTTATGTTTTTGGCACAGTGATTCTACAAGTGCCTGAAAGTCTGAGTTATATTGTTCGAGGTTCATGCCGACTGTTTTTTATTGTCAAAGCAAATTTTATCGAGAACGATGAAGGACTTGAAGGCGTTGGAGCGTTCAACCTGGTCGAGCGTTCCAAGCTTATCGCCTGCAAGCTCATGCATCAATCCAATCCACCCGTAGCCGGATCCTTCATCATCCGACTGAGGAATGTTCGGGAATTGATCGGCAAAGAAGCGCAGGCAACCCTCAAAATTCAGCCTGACAGCCTCTAACTGGTACCTCTCCATACCCAAAAGGTGCTTCTTATGCCGATCAACATCCCTTCTACTGTATGCAGGTCGCATTGGGAATGAAAATCCCATCTTGATCTTCCAGTACTGGAAGCGTGACACGGGATAGTACAGCACCGCAGCCATTTCAGCCAGATGATCAACCGACTTTGTTTCATGGTACATTCTGTACTGTGATTCAGCATCGGCCATCTGCAGCATCTCAATGTCTTCAAGCGTTCCGTACGGACCAATGTAAATGGGCTTGAACCACCCAGGGCGCAGCTCCTTCACCAGCCAATTCTCCATTTTTACCGAATCCTTTTCCAGATACAGCATGTGGTTAAGAATCTCCACGAGCTGATACATACGCAGCCGGAAGAAGATACGAGCCGGAAGATCGAGCATCCGGAACATCATCCCCTTTGTAACTCGATCGAAGCTTACACCAGAGTACAGGAAGTAGCAATACGTGAGCAGGTTCTTCTCTGAAAACTCGTGAAAGCCCGAAGGGAGAGAACGCTCATAGCGTTTTCTCCCAATGGTGAATTCCAGCTTGATCATCCCTGACTGGAAAGCTTCTGGATAGTACGATCTTTTTCGCTTGAGCTGCGTGAACTGCCGAAGTAGTATCCAAAAACAGCACCTGAAACAGTTGCCACGTTACCCATAACAAGGAATGTGATATTGTCGCTGGTTTTGATGTTTCCCAGCAATACGAGCACATTCAGAATGATGAAGAAGGTAGCTATGAGTAATGCCAGTATGCTGGTTACATTTCGGCTAAGCCAGCTGGCATGTTCCGACTCATTCATGCGTACTTCACGCTCACGAGCATTGGCAACATCTTTCAGGTGCATATCCAGCTCCTTCATCTGCTCCTCATACAGTTCAATGAACTGCTGCTTCTCTTCAGGGGTAAGAGGCACTTCAGGCGAATCGCCCAAAACGGCATCCTTAATTTGATTGAGCGTACCTACCAGCGGAATGGCAGAACCGGCAATATTCATCACGTTGGTGAATCCCTTTGAGGCAAGGAACTTTCCAACTTTTGTGTCTTTGAGAGGCTTCATGTATTGAGAGTTTAGAGTTGACCTTTGTATGACCAGTACACTGTACCGCTGTCGGAAGCATTTGTTGAGCGGATCTGAAAGCTTTCGCCGGGTACTGTTGCCGGATCGTAGATATATACCGACCCAACAGCTGTTGTATTATCCTGAATACGGGTAATGATAGGTACTGCCTTACCGGCATGTTCAGTAAGAACAGTAACGCGAGATCCGCCGGTAGTAGGAATCAAATCTGCGTACCCGTCTAAAGGAACTTCGGGCGTATCAGGAATGTTCGTTGTACTCTCCAAAGTAGTAGAGCCATCTTCATTCTGCTTGTAATTTTCGAGCGTAGGCGTCATGATATTTTTCCAAAAACAGCAATTTGGTTAGCTCCGTTACCAGCTACACCAGTTGCGGTAGATGGTAATGCGGCAAATGTGAGAGATTGCGTTATAGCAGCATTCAACGTACTGGCAGGCGTAGTGAATCCTGGTACATAAAGGATTGTTACCACGTTGAGCGCTACAAAAGTGCAGGCACCATTGGCAAAGAATGCTGTATAATACAGTCCGGGGGTGAGTGTTACCGACGATGCAAGTGTTACGTTTTTAACGCCTGTAGTTGAAAGAGAAACAATACCTGAGTCAACAATCAATGATGATGGCAACAACGTTGATGCATCAGCATTGTATAAGCCCATGCGCGCCGAAGTACCGGTACTTGTTGCAGTAACGTTACAGGCTAAATCTGTCAATGTAATTGTTTCTGTTACGAGGAAAGGCACATAGTAAATCGTATTACCGGCCGATGCTACTGTTGAAAAAGCAACAGAGTTGGTTTGCCCCAATGGGTAGTAATATGCAGATCGGCGATAATTTGCAATACCGACAACCCCCAAATTAGTACGGGCAGTTTTAGCATTGGTAAGGTCGCCTAGGTTACTTGCCTTCTGCGCAGCTCCGGTAATGCGCGAGTCATCACCTGCAGCAACTGTTCCGGCAGCAGTACCCGTATTCTTTGTGGCAGAATCGCCCAAGCCAAGGTTTGTTCTTGCCGAAGCAGCATTGGCAAGGTCGCTCAGGTTACTTGATTTCTGTGCAGCTCCGGTAATGCGCGAGTCGTCACCTGCAGCAACTGTTCCTGCAGCAGTACCCGTATTCTTTGTAGCAGAATCGCCCAAGCCAAGGTTTGTTCTTGCCGTGGAAGCATTGGCGAGGTCGCTCAGGTTGTTTGCTTTTTGAAGCAGCAAAGAAGTATCAGCAGCAGGACCTTGTGGACCAGTAGGACCAGCGGGACCCTGCGGACCTGTAGCACCTGTTAGTCCGGTAGGACCTTGTGGACCTGTAGCACCTGTTGCTCCAGTAGGACCAGCTGGACCCTGCGGACCCGTATCACCGGTATCTCCCTTCAGACCTTGCAAACCTTGCGGACCAGTAGGACCAGCAGGACCTTGCGGACCGGTTGCTCCAGTTGGACCAGCTGGACCTTGCGGACCTGTATCACCTGTATCTCCTTTCAATCCTTGCGGACCAGTTGGACCAGCGGGACCTTGTAAACCTTGTGGTCCAGTAGGACCCTGTGGACCAGCGGGACCTTGTGGACCAGTATTACCAGTATCTCCCTTGGGGCCCTGCAAACCTTGAGGACCAGTAGGACCGGCAGGACCTTGCGGACCCTGTGGACCTTGCGGACCCGGGATAGACGGCAAAATATCAGGATTGCCTACTTCAATTGAGGCATTCTGATTCTCCTCAGCTGCAGCAAGAGCCACATCCGAAGAAACTGTTACCGTTACAATAGCATCACCAGGCATGAGGAGGAGTCGCTGTTTCTAAAGTGTCAAATTGAATACGGCCGGAATACTGCATGTTTGAGTAATCAACCAACTCATAACTCACGTACAGGTTACCCTTATATGCAGGAAGCTTTGCAGAAAGATCCTTTGAGATCTGAATCAGCGCAACATTCTTAATGTCGGAGTGCACTGTAGCAACGATGTCCGGATTATCAGCTGAATCCAGCGAAAACGAAAAGAATGGCTGCTGATCAACATACACCTTACCCTTAAGCTTCACACCCGCAACACTCAAATCGGATATAATACCGGTAGCGAAAGTGAGAATGATTTGTTTTGATTCACCGGCGATCATGATGCACGTTTTAGCAACCACCCGCGAAAATTCTCTTCCTGCGTGTGGTCAATTTCACAAATCTTGATGTACCGGCAGGCTTGCAGAGCGTTCAGCGTGCGCACCAGTACATTTGTTTCAGTAAATGCATTGAGCATTTTGAGGGTACCATTGCCCATGATCCCATCATCGGCAATATCCGCGTACAATTTCCCATTTCTATTCAGCAGATTTAAAGCCTGCTGGGCAAACTTCACAGGAATTGTGGCACCCATATTCACTCCGGTATCGAAAAGCTCGTCAGCTACCTCCTGCGAAGCAATCTGATCACCTTTGATCGGGTTCCAGAACATCTCTTTGTAGAAATCGAGTACAAGCTCATCCAACTCCGGATGTGATGCCAGATTTTTAGGGAATCCAGGTTCTTTGCGTAGAGCATCAACAATAGCCCAGCCTTTCCACTGCGGATTCATGGCACGAGAGATTCCGCGGTAAGTTTCCTTACCACGATCGCTCGGAGCGTTGGCATAACCGCCTTCGGCAGCCATGGTCTTACTGAATGAGATCTTAAACTCAGCCATTTCGATATGTTTCTGCCATATTTTGAAGCTTATCGCCAAGTCGATCAATTGCCGACTCGAAACGTGTAGCAATCACATCAATTTCTCCCTTCATCTGGGCTTTGTGAACCGCCAGATCCTGCGCAGTGTTTACTGTGATTGATTTTACCTCCTTCAGCTCTGTCATAGTTGAACGAAGGAAGTATCCAATGATGGAGAACACAATGCCCCCAATGAACAGAATAACTGTCATTACCGTTGTATCCATATTAGATGCTTACGATTCCTCCTTGAGATTTTACAGGTTCTTCAGAAACTCCAACGGCAGTATACCCCGTAAAATCAGAAGCATTTGCCTCAATGTATTTGAACAGTGAATCGAGGTATGAATCGCGATCCTCTTCAAGCTTGCGCTTGTAAGCCATCAAACGAGTCATATCTGCTGGTGTATCTGTTTGAGTCTTGTCAGTTTCCTGCGTGAAATACTTCAGCTGGATACCCGTAGGTGTGAGCTGCAGATCAATTTCAGGAATACTATCAGCAATGGCACCCTTTGCAACAGCCCGGCAGATGAAGCCCATCGCCGATTTCTCTTTTGCAGAGAGTGCGGTGCCATTCAGCACCTTCGTTTTCAGATCGTCGAACAGCGCAGTGCCCAAAACTGGCTTGATGCACTTCTTCTCAACCTCATCAATGAGTGGGCGAAGGCGATTAAACAGCAGTCGACTGCTGTTGATATACACGTAATTGTTGAACTCTGTGGCGGAGTTGATGAAATTCGAGCGCAAAAGCGTGTAAGCAGCCGAATTCTTCCATAAAACGAGCCCTGAATCGTCCTTATTGGCTTCCAAGTACGCATACAGCGTCTCAGTAGCCACATTCAGGCTGTACTCATACTGACGACGCAGCATTGCCACCTGCTCAGCCGATGCCGACCGTGTATTCTCATCAATCTGAACGGTAATGCCATTATTCGACAACTTAACCCGTCCGGAAGGGATATAATACCCCATAGTGTACTGAGCCACCACATTTCGCGACAAATTCAGCACATCCTTGAGTTTACCGGTAACAGAAGCTTCGCTGCTATTCACTTTTTCATTCAGCAGAGCCAGCAGTTCCGTACCGAGAATATCGGCCAGGTACTTGGGCTCAGCAAAATTCTCCATGATCGGCTGCAGATCATCAACATTGATCTGATCCGATACGGTCACATAGCGTTTGAGTTCTTGAATATTGCGGATCAGCATCAGATGCGGTTTTGCGGTGACTGGGTATCTTGAGTAGAAATGAACTCGTTGCGGAACTTCCAAATGATATCCTCACCACCTGGACCTTTCCATTCATTGTATTGCGAAATGAAATTGAGCGGAGCGCAAACAGTCTCCTGGTAAACCTTATTCGTCTGGATGAAGATGTTGAACGCAGAGCGTTTATCAGATCCGGAGCCGGCGCCCATCCCTTTGCCGGGGGCCGTACCGATCAGGGTACCATCCAAGCCCAGTGCAAAAAGGATGTGGCGCGTAGCTTCTTCAGAATCTTCGATCCAAACATTGGATTCCATGCGGCTTTCAAGCGCCTTGATTTCCCATTTAGAGAACTCTTGCTTCGCCTGATCGTCGCGGAAAGTAAGCATCAGGGTTTTTCCGGCACGCTCAACACCGGTGAGCAGGTCGTTGAACGTCTTCAGCACGGTATTCTGCTTCTCATCACGCTCCTTTTGCGAAAGCTTATCCCATTCAGCAAACTTCCACTTCCACCAAGAAATGGGGACGTGAATCACGTACTTCAGCATCATCTGATTATCCATCAGAGCTGCCTTCAGTTTAGGGATCTTCGCAGCAACATCGAGCCATTTAGACTCGATCACAGAATGCCAAGGAGCATTCTGTTCATACTTCTCCTTAGGCACAGAAAGAAACAGCGGGTAGATATAGCGGAAAGCAGATCCATTCTTCACCTGACCCAGCACATCATAGTACGGATCAATCAACGGCATCGGCGTGATATACTCAGCTGAATTGATCGGCCAGTTGGCATTCAGATAAACCTTATCCTTCAACCCTGTTTTCGGGTTCTGACGACCGAAGCGAACTTCGCTCATGTCCTGAACAACTACCGAAACGATTTTCTTTCTGGACGCATCCAGTCCAAAATCTACAGCCGACATGTTCCACCAGTACATATCTCGAAGCGTCTCAATCGAGTACAGGAACATGTTATTCATCCGCATGAACGACTTGATTTCTTCGTTCTTGTAGTACGGAATGAAAGTTTCCTCACCCGTTGCTTCATCAACCTTCATATAACCCGGGCGCAGGCCACCGCTTGCAATCTGATTTGCCTTCCAGGCAATTGCAGAAGGAATGATCGAGTTGATTTTGCATGCCTCGATAATGGTCTGCGGATACTCATTGCCATCACCCCAAAAATGGTAATCAACAGTAGTTGATCCCATGGTAGGAATAACGACAGTATCAACGGGGCGCTTCTTCTCTTTTTCAATAGAGAGCGCCATCCGATGATCAGGAAGATAAACAATGCCGAGTTCCGATAACTGTTCTTGAGTGTTCATCAGTATGCAACTTCCTGCCCGTTAAACTTTAAAATGAGACGAATATGAGCCTTACGAATCATGCCATTGGAAGAGATGCGAAAATTCCGCGTCTTATTCCTGAAGTGATTCGGAGAATATGCCCTTTTCACAGGCTCATCCGAAATAACCTTTGCGGATGATTTACCCGGAGGAGGCCCCGATATGGTGACTTTATTCAACGCTACGATGTCACCACCGAGGTCAAGTGCATCCATTTGCCGCAACAAATCGGCCTTCTCAGGTGAATTATCTGCAAAATGAGCAGCCCGAGCCTTCAGGAGCTTGTATTTCCGCCAATTGTCCCTGTTCGCCGTACAAAAAACAACATCGAATGGAACACGCAGGTTTCGAGCACCTACATCTTCCATCTTCGAAAGCGCGTTTTCCAGCATCAGCATGAATCAAAAATGGCGAACAGCTACCGCTGAAAAAAGGACAGGCGGAATACGGCCTATGTGCGGGGTTTCTTTTGTCCACTTTTCTTTACCAAAGAAAAGTGGCGCCGGGAGCGACCCGGCACCATCCGAAAAAGTGAAACCTACAGCGCAAAAACTTGCACCGTCAAGCCATCGGATAAGGAATAGGCATAATCAAAACAGCAGTATATAGTTCCAAAATCGCCCTTTTTAGTGTGGGTAAAGTGGTCAAAATCCAAGCCCATGCGGGCAAGTTCGATCACCGTGGGGCGTTCTATCTTCGCAGCTTGCTCCAACACCCTGCGGTTATACCTCAACTTCTTTAAAATTTCGTTCATCGCCTTATCTTCCTGGGCAATGATCCCATTATTGTAGGCGTTTCGGCAGGCTTCACAACAAAATTTTTTGTCAGAGCGTCCGCCGTTCATCGGCTCATTGCACTCAATGCAAAATTTCTGTTTCATCGTGGGAGGTATTGGTCTAAGTAGTTGTTAAATTCAATCGTGAAATATTCGGGGTTTTCCTTCGCCAGTTGCTCGGCGTATCCTTCGTAAAAAATCGAATCAAGGAAAGCGACAAAATCGGCGTACAGTTGCTCAACCATTGCCTCCGCCCTCCCCTACGGTACGAATACAGATGCTACCCTTTGAAACGAAAACCGCCACAGATTCGCCAATGCGAAAACCTGCCTTTTCGACCCATGCACCCTGAATGTTAATTTTTGGAAATTCCGCCAAACTGCGAAAACGGGGCTGAACTACAGAAGAAACTGTCAGCCTACGGAAAGATTTAATATCTTTGCCCATGCTCTAAGTAATTAGGGTTAACGTGAGAGTGTCGAAGGTCCGCCAAGATCATTTCGGCACTCTTTTTTTATTACATAGTAAAGATAGAAATAATATTAAACGCTTCCAAATATTTACACCCGATTAAATTGCTTTTTCTCTCTGACAATCAATGTTTTATATATCTGCAATTTTTAATTTAAGTATATAAAATAATAGCAAAAAAGCAAATATTTCACCTCAATTTTCACGAATTCAGCGGGTTGATCTTCATTTTCAAAAAAGATCGACCCGATGAGCGGAAAATGAG